CGTGCCCGAGCACGGCTTTGGGAACCAGTTCATCCTGCCCCTGGCCGGCAAGAGCGCACCGCTCGAGCCGCTGTTCGACTACGAGGTGATGCCGCGCGAGTACGCCCTGGAGCTGGTGTGGACGCCGTCGGCCCCGGTGCCGGTGGTCGAGCGGCCGGTGCGCGAGATCAGCACCGTCACCTATTCCCCGAGCCAGCTGTCGGCCGCTCTGGCCGCGATCCCCAACGACACCGACCCGCTGGGCTACGACGAGTGGCGCGACATCGTCTCTGGCATCCACCACGCCACCCAGGGCTCGGACGAGGGCTACCAGCTGGCCTATGAGTTCAGCGCCAGGGCTCCGCACTTCGACGCCGAGGAGCTGGACCTCAAGGTCTGGGCCTGGCTCGACGCCAAGGGCGAGACGGCCAACCCCATCACCGAGCGCACGGTCTTCGCCAAGGCCCGTGAGTACGGATGGCAGGACGTCGCCTCGGCCGACGACTTCGAGGACTTGACGCCGGCCGTGCGGGAAGAGGGTGAGCGGATCGACCTGCCGCTCCCCGGCTTCCAGCGCGACGGCAACGGCAAGATCGAGGCGGTCATCGGCAACGTGCGCTCGGCGCTCCTGCGGCCTGACGTCTGCGGCATGGACATCAGGTACGACACCTTCCGCGCCGAGATCGTCTACGCCGACATCGACAGCCCCGGCAAATGGCTGGCCTTCAAGGACCACCACGCGGTCGAGCTGCGGCTCACGCTCGAGCGCCTCGGCTTCAAGCCGGTCGGCCGTGAACTGATCCGGGACGTGGTCAACTACGTCGCCCAGATGCAGAGCGTCGACAGCGCCCAGGTCTGGCTCGGTGGCCTGAAGTGGGATGGCCGCCCGCGGGTCGAGCGGTTCTACGAGCACTACTTCAACGTCGAGGCTGGCCCCTACACCCGCGCCGTCTCGCGCTACATCTGGACCGCGATGGCAGGCCGGGTGATGGTGCCGGGCATCCAGGCCGACATGGTGCCGATCCTCACGGGGGCGCAAGGCCAGCGCAAGACCTCGGGCGTCGCCGCTATGGTGCCCAACGACACCTTCCGCGAGCTGAACTTCCACCAGTCGGAGGAAGAGCGGGCGCGGCTGATGCGCGGCGCGCTGATGATCGAGCTGGGCGAGCTGTCGGGCCTCAAGACCCGGGAGAACGAACAGATCAAGGCGTGGATCACACGGCGCAAGGAGGACTGGACGCCGAAGTACCAAGAGTACGCCGTCACCCTGATGCGGCGCTGCGTGATGGTCGGCACGTCCAACCCGGAAGAGCTGCTCGACGACCCCACGGGCGCGCGGCGCTGGTTGCCGATGGCCTCGGGCGACGTGGACGTCGAGGGCATCGCCCGCGACCGCGACCAGCTGTGGGCCGAGGCCCTCGTGCTGTTCGATGCCGGCGGCGTGGACTGGCAGCAGGCGCAGGCCCTGGCCGAGGATGAGCACGGACGCTACCGGGTCACCGACACCTGGGAAGACACCATCGTCCGGTGGCTGAAGACGCCCGAGCTGGACGGCACGTTGCCGGGAGCGGAGGGCTTCACCACGCACCAAATCCTGACGGAAGCCCTGACCTTCCGCGAACATGCAATAAAACGCGCGGACGAGATGCGGGCAGCGAAGGCGATTAAAGCCCTCGGTTTCTGCCAAAAAGTGCAGAAAGACGGTCGCAAGTCGGTTCGGAAGTGGGTGTCTACACCCTGACTACAACCTGTCTACACCCATTTCTACAGAGAAAAGTCCTTTAGTTTCAACGTGTCTACGTCCTCTACACTACTATTACTCAACTATAAGAAGGAGTAGTAGGAGGCCCGTGTAGGGGGCTCTGGGCAAGGGTAGAGAAAAACTGACCGTAGAGGTCGTAGACAGGCAGATTGCCCTGTAAAATCAAAACGCTATGTGTCTACACCCGGGTGTAGACAGGTGTAGACGAGGGTGTAGCCACCCCGAGGAGAGCGCAAAAATGGCCAGGTTGGGCGAAAAACACCACCACGCGAAGCTGACCAACGCCGAGGTCGAGCTGATGCGGTCGATGTATGAGGGCGGCGGCTGGGGGTATGACCGGCTGGCGCAGAAGTTCGATGTGGCGAAGAGCACGGTGCAGCACATCATCACTTTCAGGATCAGGAAGAGCGGATGACCGACGCGGAGATCGCCGAGATCGGCCGGCAGAACATGGCCGACACCTGGGCGGCGATGGTGGCTATGCGCGATACGATCAACGAGCACGTACCGATGCCGAGCGTTGAGAGCGATTTGCTGCAAGGACCGGAAAACAGCGTGTTCTGCGCCACTCTCGCCGAGGCCGTGGTCAGTGAAGTGCTGCGGCTCAAGGCTTTGGCCAACCCTGATCGTATGCCTTCACGGGGAACACGCGCGTAGCTTCCTGCTCGTAATGGCCCGTCCCCTCCTGAACATTCCGACCACCGGCTACGACCCCGAGAAAGCCGCGCACATCTGCGGCCTGCTCGCCCAAGGGGAGACCCTGACGTCGATCCTGCGGGACATGGGCGAAGCCGCCCCCTCGCGGTGGACCATCTACCAGTGGAAGGCCGAAATCCCCGAGTTCGGCACCGCCTATGACCGTGCCCGCGACGTGGGCTTCGACGTCATCGCCGAAGACTGCATGCACATCATCGAGGACGGCTCCCAGGACTGGACCACTCGCAAGGCGCGCGACGGCTCCGAGTACCAGGTCGTCGACAACGAGGCCCTCGGCCGGTCCAAGCTGCGCGCCGAGATGCGGCTCAAGTTGCTGGCCGTGTGGTCGCCGCGCTATCGCCAGATGTCGGGCCTGTCGATCTCCAACCCCGACGGCGGCCCGGTCGAGTTCACCGACGCCGCGGCCTCGGCCAAGATCGCCTCGCTGCTGGCCCTGGCCCAAGCCCGGGCGTCCGGCAAGCCCGAGGACGGCTCGGACCTCGCATGATCGCCCCCTCGGTTGCCGAGGTCATGAAGCTGCTGCCCCACCTCACCGAGAGGGAGCGCGGCGAGTTGTGGGCTCTGTTGGCCCGCGACAAGAAGCGGTGGCGGCCCCTGCCCGGCCCCCAGACCGACGCCTACCAGAGCGAGGCCGACATCATCGGCTACGGGGGCGCGGCCGGCGGCGGCAAGACCGACCTGGCCTGTGGCAAGAGCATCGAGGACCACCGCAAGATCATGATCCTGCGGCGCGTCGGCACCGAGCTGTCCGCTATCGAGGACCGGCTCGAAGAGCTGTTCGGCACCAAGGACGGCTACAACTCGACCAAGGGCATCTGGCGGCAGAAGCGCAGCGACGGCAAGCCCCTGCAGATCGAGCTGGGCTCGGTGCCCAACGCTGGCGACGAGAAGAAGTACCAGGGCCGACCGCACGACCTGATCGTGTTCGACGAGGCGGCCAACTTCCTGGAACTGCAGGTCCGCTTCCTGCTCGGGTGGCTGCGCACCACGGTCGTCGGCCAACGCTGCCAGGCCCTGTTGACCTTCAACCCGCCGACCAGCGCCGAGGGTAGGTGGATCGTGGACTTCTTCGCCCCGTGGCTGGACGACAAGCACCCGAACCCGGCCGTGCCCGGCGAGCTGCGGTGGTTCGCCACCGTGGCCGGCGCGGACATGGAGGTCGACGACGGCACCCCGTTCGTGATCGTGGACGGCGAGCCCGAGTACGACTACGACCCCGACGAATACGCTGACAGTCCCGACCTGGTGATCCAGCCCATGTCGCGGACCTTCATCCCCTCGCGAGTGCGCGACAACCCCTTCCTCACCGGGACCGGCTACATGAGCACGCTACAGGCGCTGCCCGAACCCCTGCGCAGCCAGATGCTGAACGGCGACTTCAAGGCGGGCATGGAAGACGACATCTGGCAGGTCATCCCGACCCGCTGGGTGGAGATCGCCCAGGCCCGGTGGAAGGCCCGCTCGCCCAAGCCCGAGATGCTCTCGCTCGGTGTCGACGTGGCGCGCGGCGGCAAGGACAAGACCGTGATCTACCGCCGGCACGAGGGCTGGTGGTTCGACGAGCCCCTCGAATACCCGGGTGCCGAGACGATCAACGGCCCCCAGGTCGCGGGCCTCGCCATCGCGGCCAACCGCGACCACAGCCCTATCCACATCGACATCATCGGCGTGGGCTCCAGCCCCTACGACTTCCTCAAGGAGGCCCGCCAGCAGGTGCTCGGGATCAATGTCTCGGAGAAGTCAGGCGCGCGCGACAAGTCCGGCCGGTTGAGCTTCTTCAACCAGCGGTCGGAGCACATCTGGCGGCTGCGCGAACTGCTAGACCCCGAGGCCAACAACAACATCGCCCTGCCCCCGTCGAAGAAGCTGCTGGCCGACCTGTGCGCACCGAAGTGGAAGCTGCGGGGCTCGGCCATCTACGTCGAGAGCCGCGAGGACATCGTCGAGCGGATCAAGCGCAGCCCCGACCACCTGTCGGCGCTGGCCCTGGCGTGCATCGACACGCCCAAGGTCCGCAACATGCCCGGTATGGGTTCGAGGAAACCTCGCGACTACGATCCGCTCGCTTAAGCCCCGAGGCCTCCAACCATGTGCGGTAACCCGCTTCGTATCCTGTCCCCGGTCGCCGCCATCTTCGGTGCGGCTAGCGATCAGCGCAAAGCCCTGCGCGCACAGGAAGCCGCCCAACGCACGGCGGCCGAGGCTGCAGCCAAGACGCAGCGCGACGCGCAACAGGCCGAGGCCAAGGCCAACCGCGTCGCCCCCGACCTGGCCTCGCTGTTCAAGGCCAACAAGGCGGGATCGGCTGCGGCCACCCTGCTCACCGGGCCGGGCGGCGCGCCGCTCACCAACATGGCCCTCGGCCGCAACTCGCTTCTGGGAGGCTAGGCCGTGAAGACCGATCAGATCGAAGAGCTGGCCAAGGCCTGCGGTGTCGAACGCCGGAACCGTGACGACGAGCAGCTGTTCGCCGCCTGCCTGCGCGCGATCCGCACCATCATGGGCTCGAACGAGTGAGCATCCCCGTTCCGGTCAAGCAGCACTTCACGAAACGCTGGTCCGCTCTGGAGACCGAGCGTTCGAGCTGGGTGTCTCACTGGCAAGAGCTGTCGACGGTGCTGTTCCCGCGCGCCGGCCGCTTCTCGGCCGATGACCGCAACGACGGCAAGAAGCGCCACAACAACATCTACGACCGCACCGGCACCGGGGCGCTGCGCATCCTGTCCGCGGGCATGATGTCCGGCGTGACCAGCCCGGCCCGCCCGTGGTTCCGGCTGAAAATCCCCGACGACGCGCTGATGGAATACCAGCCCGTCAAGGTCTGGCTGGCCCAGGTCACGCGCAAGATGCAGGCGGTGTTCAGCCAGTCGAACACCTACCGCGCGCTGCACCAGCTCTACGAAGAGCTGGGAGCGTTCGGCACCGGCAACACGCTCATCATGGATGACTTCGAGAAGGGCATCCACCTCTACCCCAACACCGTCGGCCGCTACGCTCTGGCCACCGACTACCGGGGCCAGGTCGACACGTCGTATCGCGAGCTGCAGAAGACTGCGCGCCAGCTGGTGCAGGAGTTCGGCGAGGCCAACTGCTCGACCGCGGTCAAGAACATGGTCTCGAACGGCAACGCCGACGCCTGGGTGACCATCGTCCACGCCGTCGAGCCCCGGGCCGAGCGCGACACCCGCGCACGCGACAGCAAGAACATGCCGTGGGCCTCGGTCTACTTCGAGAAGGGCGGCGACGGCGACAAGCTCCTGCGCGAGAGCGGCTTCGAGCGGTTCCGCGTCCTGGCCCCGCGCTGGTACACCAGCTCCGAGGACGTCTACGGCCAGAGCCCGGGCATGGAAGTGCTCGGCGACATCAAGCAGCTGCAGCACGAGCAACTGCGCAAGAGCCAGGGCATCGACTACCAGACCCGGCCCCCGCTGCAGGGACCGTCGAGCCTGAAGGGCGAAGAGGTCGACATTCTGCCGGGCGGCTACACCGTGGCCGACACGGCTGGCCCGGGCGGCGGCGTGAAGCAGCTGTTCGAGGCGCGCATCGACCTGAACCACCTGCTGATGGACATTCAGGACGTGCGCCAACGCATCCGCGAGGGCATGTACTCCGACCTGTTCCTGATGATCTCGCAGGCGGTGTCGACCAACATGACGGCCACCGAGGTCGCCGAGCGCCACGAAGAGAAGCTGCTGATGCTCGGCCCGGTGCTGGAGCGCCTGCACAACGAGCTGCTCGACCCGCTGATCGAGATCACCTTCGAGCGTCTGCTCAAGGCCGGCGTGCTGCCGCCCCCGCCCGAAGAGCTGATCGGCGTGAACCTCGAAGTCGAGTTCGTCTCGATCCTCGCCCAGGCGCAACGTGCCATCGGCGCGAACAGCACCGACCGCTTCGTCGGCAACCTCGGCGCGATGGCCCAGATCAAGCCGGACGTGCTCGACAAGTTCGACGCCGACCGCTGGGTGGACAACTACGCCGACCAGATCGGCGTGGACCCGGAGCTGATCGTCGGCAACGAGCAGGTCGCCCTGATCCGCAAGGCACGCGCCGAACAGCAGCAGGCCGCAGCGGCTGCGGAACAGGCGGCCAAGGCCGCCGAAACCGCGGCCAAGCTCGGCACCGTGCAGACGGGCGGCGGCGCGTCGAACGCGGGCGCGGACATCATGAACCAGCTGACCGGCTACGGCTCGCCCGCCCCCTACACCTACTAGGCCGCCCCTCTCCCCTCCGACGACCTGGAAGTGCCGCATGGGTTTGACTTTCGTTGCCCCCGATGACCTCAAACCCGAGTGGGCCACCGACGCCCAATGGCGGGCCGTCGAGGCCGTCAAGGAGCACGGCAGCACCCGCGCCGCCGCGGAGGCGATAGGCCTGACGAAGACCGCGGTGTGGGAAGCGGTCAACCGCTTCAACAAGGAGGCCGCGCGCCGGGGCCGCGCGCCGGGGCACTTCAACGACGGCGTGGCTCCCGGATACCGGATGGGCAAGGTCACCGTGCAGCGCGGGCCTGCCGGCGTCGAGCGGGTGTGGGAGCGCCAACACCCAGACGCCGAGGCGCAGGCCGAACGGCTAGAGGCTATCAAGGCCGCGCTTCTTGAGGGCCTACAGCCTATCGCCGCCCTCGCCGCCCCCGACTACACCGACGACGATCTGCTGACCGTGTACCCCCAGGGTGATCCGCACGCAGGCCTGTATTCGTGGAAAGAGGAGACCGGCCAGGCCTTCGACCTGGTGGAGTACGAGCGGGTCACCAAGGCCGCGATTGACCGGCTGGTAGCCTCCGCAGCGCCGTCAGCCCATGCGCTGTTCATCGACCTTGGGGATAGCCTCCACGCCGACAACAACGCCAGCCGCACGAAGTCAGGGCACCATCTGGACACCCACGGCAGACACGCCGAAGTCGTCCGGTCGGTCATCCGCTGCAAGCGCCACCACATCGCCCGGATGCTTGAGCGGCACCGGCACGTCACCGTCAGGATTAACCCCGGCAATCACGACGGCATCACGGCCCTGATGCTTGCTGAGATGATGGCGCTGATCTACGAGAATGAGCCTCGCGTGACGGTGGCGACATCGCCTAACCCGTACTGGTTCCACGGCTTCGGCGCGAACCTGATCGGGACGACGCATGGAGACGGGGCCAAGGGTGCGAACCTGCCCCTGTTGATGGCTGTTGACGCCCCCGCCCTGTGGCTGGCCTCTGAGCATGGAAGCCGGGTCTGGTTCGTCGGACACGTTCACCACAAGGACGTGAAGGACTATCCGGGCGTCACGGTGGAATACTGCCGGACCCTCGCAGCTCCTGACATCTGGAGCCATGCGAGCGGGTATCGGTCGAAGCGCGATATGCAGGCGGTGACCTATCACCGGCAGGACGGGGAAGTGGAGCGCCACACCTGCGCTATGGCCCGTCTCGCCCCCGGTATGGGTTCCCTTCGGCGCGAGCCGTAGTTTCACGCGATGAGCCAGGAAGACCCGACCGATTTGGGAGCCCAGGAGGCGAGCGCGCAGGCGAAAGCCCAAGACGCCCGCAACCGCAGGGACACCGACAAGGCCGATTTGGAATGGCTCATGTCCTCGCCCCGGGGACGCCGGATCATCTGGCGTTTGCTCGCGGCGACGGGCCTCTACGTTTCCAGTTTCACCGGCAACAGTGAAACGTTCTTCAGGGAAGGCAAGCGCGCCATCGGTCTGGAGCTGCAGGGCAAGGTCGCCAAGGCCGCGCCGCGCGACTTCCAAACCATGATGCAGGAGCATTTCGGACATGACTGACACGACGCTGATGACGGCCGACACGCCCACCGATGAAGCCGCATCGCAGACCGCGGAAGACGTCGCCGACAAGGTGACCGATCCCGCACAGCAGCCGGCCGCCGAGGACACCGCCAAGACCGATCCGGTCGAAGGCGACCCGGCGCAGCAGGAAGAGCCCAAGGACGCGCCGCAAGGAGCGCCCGAGGCCTACGAACCCTTCACCGTGCCCGATGGCGTCGAACTCGACGCCGAAGTGCTCGGCGAGTTTCAGGGGATCGCCAAGGAACTCAACCTGCCGCAGGAAGCCGCGCAAAAGGTCACGGACCTTGGCGTGAAGCTCGCCCAGAAATGGGTGGCGGAAAGCCAGCAGGCGACGAGCGACATGCTCGCCGACTGGAAGGCCCAGGCCGAAACCGACAAGGAGTTCGGCGGCGACGCGCTGCCGGCCAACTTGGCGGTCGCGAAGAAGGCTATCGACCAGTTCGGTACGTCCGAGCTTCGCGAACTGCTGGACGTACACCGCCTCGGCGACAACCCGGAAGTCATCCGGTTCATGTTCCGTGTCGGCAAGGCCATCAGCGAAGACACGTTCGTGGCGGGGGGCAACACGACCCCGGCCAAGAGCGCAGCCAAGACCCTCTTCCCCAACATGAACTGAGACTGGAGACAGCCCCATGTCCGTCCTCGCGGATACTCACCCCACCCTGCTGGACGTCTCGAAGCGTCTGGACCCGGGCGGCAAGGTCGACAAGATCGTCGAAATCCTCGCCCAGACCAACGACGTCGTCGATGACGCGGTTTACATCGAAGGCAACCTGCCGACGGGTCACCGCTCGACGATCCGCACCGGCCTGCCTGCCCCGACCTGGCGCAAGCTGTACGGCGGCGTCCAGCCGACCAAGTCGCGCACCGCCCAGGTGACCGACAACACCGGCATGATGGAAGCCTATGCCGAGGTCGACAAGGCTCTGGCTGACCTGAACGGCAACACCGCCGCCTTCCGCCTGTCCGAGGACAGCGCGCACATCGAGGGCATGTCGCAAGACCTGGCTTCCTCGATCTTCTACGCCGACGAAGACGTCACGCCCGAGAAGTTCACGGGCCTGTCCGCGCGCTTCAGCTCGCTGTCGGCCGAGAACGGCCAGAACATCAACGCCTCGGCGGCTCACGCCTCCAACGCCACCAACACCTCGATCTGGTTCGTGGGCTGGGGACCGAACTCGGTCTTCATGACCTACCCCAAGGGCTCGACCGCTGGCATCCACACGGATGACAAGGGTCAGGTCACCATCGAGAACGTGGACGGTGCCGGCGGCCGGATGGAAGCCTACCGCACCCACTACCGCATGGACGCCGGCCTGGTCCTCAAGGACTGGCGCTACGTCTACCGCATCCAGGTCGACTTCGCCGCCCTGACCAAGGACGCCGCCACGGGCGCTGACCTCATCGACCTGATGACGGACGTCGCCTCGTTCATCCCGAACCTGGGCGGCATCCGCGGTGCCTGGTACACCAGCCGCCGTGTCCACAGCTACCTGCGCCGTCAGATGGTCAACAAGGTCAAGTCCTCGACCCTGATGATGGACGACGTCGCCGGCAAGAAGGTCATGACCTTCGACGGCTTCCCGGTTCGCCGGGTCGACGCCCTGCTGCACACCGAAAGCAAGGTCGCCGCGTAAGCGGGGCCGGGAAAGGAATAGGACCATGATCCTCGACGAACGCAACGAGTTCGCGGACGCCACTTCGGTGGCGGCTGCGGCGGGCACCGCCCTCATCGGCGATGTCATCGACCTGGGCACCGCGTCCCGGGACATCGGCGCTGGTCAGCCCCTGTGGCTGATTATCCAGACCGACACCGAAATCATCACGGGCGGCTCGGCCGGAACGATCAAGTTCCAGCTGGCCTCGGACGCGCAAGCGGCCATCGCCACGGATGGCTCGGCGACGATCCACCTGGATACCGGCACCCTCGTCACCGACGACGCCGCCGCCAACGACGCCCGCCTCAACGCGGGTGGGCTGATCCTCTCGGCCGCCCTTCCGCAGGGCGCGGTCTACGAACGCTATCTCGGCGTCCTTGCCGTGATCGCTACCACCACCGTCACGGCCGGCAAGATCAACGCCTGGCTGTCGACGGAACCGTACCCCGCCCAGCGTGCCTACGCTGACGCGATGCCGGTCTAAGGAACACCGACCATGAGTAAAGCACGCACTGACGCGCAGGGTCGCAAGTTCGATGCCGCGGGCGACCGCGTCTATGACCTGGCCGGGAAAAACACCTTCGTGGAAGCCATCCACGCGGGCACCTACCCGTCCAATCACTTCCGCCAGCCGGGCGACAAGTTCCAGCTGAAGGAGGGCGACGCCATCGTCGACTGGATGCGCGAAGTCGAGGGCGACGAAGCCCCCGCCAAGCGCAGGTTCGCCGCGGCCAAGAAGCCCGCCGAACAGCCGGTCGCCGCTCCGGCCGAAGCCCCGGCCCCTGACCCGGTCGCCGCTCCGGCCGAAGCCCCGGCCCCTGACCCGGTCGGCCCCGACCTGGCCTAGGCCATCCACCCCCTCCCCGTAGGGGTTCCGAGCCGGGGGCCTCACCGCCCCCGGCTCTTTTCTTTGAGGTGTTTCCTGTGGCTTGCCGACCTGGCGTTACGATGTTGGCCGACCCCAAACCCTGCGCGGGTTGCGCAGAGCTGTTGCCCCGTTCTGCCTTCGGCTCTTTGAACAGCCGGAAAGCACCCCGGGCGGTGAAAGCCTACTGCCGGCCTTGCATAAACGCCAAGGCGCGAAGACGACACGCGGCGAACCCGGCGCTCCAGGATGCCCACAGACGGCGTTGCAAGCTGAAGAAGTTTGGCTTGACGTTGGAAGATTTCGACAGGCTGGCCCAAGAGGGCTGCGCCCTTTGCGGGGCTGCAGACGCCGGGGGTAAAGGCCGTTTCCACGTTGACCACGACCACGCCACCGGAGAGTTCCGGGGTTTGCTGTGCCACTCGTGCAATACCGGGTTGGGCCACTTTAAAGACCAAGTTTCTGTGCTGGAAAAAGCGGCGCGGTATGTGCGCCAAGGAGGCCTTCGGTGACGACGTCTGTAGCGATTGCCAACCTGGCTCTGTCGCACCTCGGCGACGACGCCACGGTCGTGAACCTCGATCCGCCCGAGGGCAGCGCGCAGGCCGAACAGGCCGCCCTGTTCTACCCCATCGCCCGGGACGCCCTGGTCGAGATGTACCCTTGGAACTTCGCTCTTCGCCGCTCGACGCTGGCGCTGCTCGAAGAAGAGCCCGTCACACAGTGGGCCTATGGCTACGCCCTGCCCTCGAACGTGCTCGGCGTGTTCTCGGTGCAAGGCCCCGACGACACGGACGACCTCGTCAGCACCGCCTATGGGCCGCTGGTTGCGATCAATGGCGTCCACGACTTCGAGATCGAGGGCCTCGCCGACGGCACCCGCGTGCTCTACACCAACGTGGCCGACGCCCGCATCCGCTACACGGTGGCGGTCACGGTGCCGAGCTTCTTCCCGCCGCTCTTCACCCTCGCCCTGTCCTATTTCCTGGCCAGCTTCCTCGCTGGCCCGGTGCTCAAGGGCGAGACCGGCCGCACGGTGGCGGCCCAGATGCTGCAGATCATGGGCGGCTTCCTGAACAAGGCCCAGACGCAGGACGCCAAACAGCGCCGCGCCAACCGGGTCCGCGACGCGCACGTCGCCCCGTGGATGGGAGGCCGCTGATGGGCGGCACCCTGCGCACCAACTTCCGCTCCTTTGCCGGCGGCGAGATCACGCCCGAGATGTACGGGCGGATCGACGACGTCCGCTACCAGACGGGCCTCGCCCTGTGCCGGAACTTCGTCACCCTGCCCCACGGCCCGGCGCAGAACCGCGCCGGCTTCGAGTTCGTGCGCGAGGTGAAGGACAGCACCAAGGCCACCCGCCTGCTGCCGTTCACCTTCAGCGCCGTCGACACCGTCGTGATCGAGTTCGGCGCGGGCTACTTCCGCTTCCACAGCCAGGGTGGCACGGTGCTCGACGGCTCCGACCCCTACGAGGTCGCCAACGATTACCTCGAAGCGGACCTGTTCGAGGTCAAGTTCGTGCAGTCGGCCGATGTCCTGACGCTGACCCACCCCGACTACCCGGTGACCGAACTGCGCCGCTCCGGCGCGACGTCGTGGGCGGTGACGGCGGCCACCACCGGCCCCGGCATCGACCCGCCGTCCGGCCTCAACGTCGTGGCCACCACCGCGGGCGCGAGCTATCTGCGCAGCGACGAGTATGTGGTGACCTCGGTCATCGGCACCGTCGAGAGCGCGGCCTCGGCACCGGACAGCGCGACCAACAACCTGAACGCGGCCGATACCTACAACACCATCACCTGGACCGCCGAGACCGGAGCCACCGGCTACCGCGTCTACCGCAAGGCGGGCGGCCTCTTCTACCTGATCGCCGTGCTCGACGGGAACGGCTCGGTCAGCGTGATCGACGACAACCTGCCGGCCAACGGCGGGATCACGCCGCCCCAGGCTTCGGACCCCTTCGCCGACGACAACAACCCCGGTGCGGTCACCTACTTCGAGCAGCGCAAGGTGTTCGGTGGGTCGCTGGCTCAACCCCAGAACATCTGGACCACGCGCACCGGGTCGGAGGTCGACTTCAACTATTCGGTGCCGCCCCGCGACGACGACAGCATCCAGTTCGCCATCGCCGCCCGGGACTACAACCAGATCATCCACCTGGTCCCGCTCCAAGACCTGATCGTGATGACCCAGGCGGGCGAGTGGCGCGTTTCCTCCGGCGGCAACGCCCTGACGCCCGGCAGCTTCGGCGTCCGGTCGCAGTCGTATGTCGGCGCGGGCCACGCCACCCCGATCACCACCGGCTCGAACCTGGTCTTCGCCGACACCGCGGGCCATATCCGCGAGATGTCGTACCAGGACACCGCAGGCGGTTATCTGACCGGCGACCTGTCGCTGCGCGCTCCGCACCTGTTCGACACCTTCGAGATCGTCGACAGCGCCCAGGTCAAGGCCCCCTACCCGATCCTGTGGTTCGTCAGCTCCAGCGGCAAGCTGCTCGGCATCACCTACATTCCCGAGCAGCAGGTCGCGGGCTGGCACCAGCACGACACCGCGGGCCTGTTTGAGAGTGTGGCCGCCGTGCGCGAGGGGAGCGAGACTGCGCTCTACGCCATCATCCAGCGCGAGATCAACGGTAGCTCGGTGCGCTACGTCGAGCGCCAGCGCAGCCGGGCGTTCAGCGCAGCGGCCGACGCCTTCTTCGTCGATGCTGGCGTCTATTACAGCGGCACCGCCATCGACG